ATTCATTATGATTGTCCTGTTGTGAGTTTATTACCGATATATTCGATAGACATTCTGCTTCCATCTATATGCGCGTACACAAAATCAGAAGCACTAGCGAGAAAGGTTATAAGATAAAAAGTATCACCTTTTTCAAAATAAACACCTTTTAGCTCTACACTAATAAGTCGGTATCTTGTATTTGTATTGTCACCATAGGTGAAATTACTTGAACTTTGTATAGGAGCAATAGCTCCATTTTTATACATATACCAGGCAACTGAGTTAGCTGTTGCACTTTGATGGTCATGGTATATAGATATTGATATATTGTAATACCCTGTTTTTGGTATAGTATAAACACCGCCATTCATTGCGTTATGTGTATCAATTTGAGTAGTCCAAGGAAAGATCAAATCAACGCCTGTTAGATTAGAAGTTAAGTAACCTCTAAACAAAGGTTTATCCAACCCCTCAATATTATTCACATGAATAGTCTTTTCAGAAACACTTGGTAAGTTATATGGTTCTATAACTGAGATATTACCGCTCGCATCAGCTTTGAATGTGTAAGGGCAATATCCTATTGGGGGAGTGTAAGCAACATCAGAACTATTATACCAAACACCGTCAATATTATAGTCTGCTGTAGAACTTGTTTCACCAAACACCGGAGCAACTAATGTAGATATATATTCTGTACCTTCTACTCGTTTACAATAATTAATACCTTCTTGCCATCCATTACTTGGGATAATAGTTCCTGATAAAGTTTCAGACGTATTGGTAGCACCAGTACCATCGTAACCATCAGAATAGGCCATAGAACCAGATGCTATTTGAGCATTGGTTGTATCACTTGGGAGGCTTGATTCTGAGCCTCCACCATCTGCGTCTGTGTCACGGTAGGCTATAAGAATGTATCTTCCGCCTAATGCATTAAATCCCGCATCTGTAGATTGTAAAGTAATACCTGTACTAGTGAAATCAACATGTCCTCCACCTGTGGCTTCAACGGCTGTACTGTTGGCTAATAAATAATCCCCAGAATCAGCCCTAGCATTATCCACAATATGCCAGTCATCTGTGGTATCTATCCTTTTAATTGTCCCTCTATCAGGCGTAAAATCATCCCCAAGATAAATCTCATTACCTGCTGCAGCTGCGCCTGAGTATTCAACGATTTTGATGTTGTCAGAATCACCGGAATAATAATCAAAATAAACTTCGTCAATAGTATTAACATCCGCATTCGTGCCTAATGTTTGTACGCTGATTGTAGGCGCTGTATCGTTCCAATAAGTCGAATCATCTGTTCCAGCAATAGTCGAATTCAACAACATATAGTCTGTCTCATCGCCAAAGAATACAGCCCAATTAGTGACAGCATCTGTGTTCTTGGACACAGAATATTTAATATCTGTATTTAGTCCATGCGGTAAATCTATAGCTGCTCCTGAACCTTGTCTTAATCTGATACCTCTGTTGTTTACATCATCAAATGCTATTAAGACCCTCTTCGCGTCTACTGTTGTAATCATTACCTTATGGAAGCCAACAGTATCTGTTACATATTTCTCAAGGTTAGTATTAACTTTAACGTCTGCACCAACTGTAAATCCAGTAGCTGTAAATGCTGTAACTGTATCAACATCTGCTGCTTCTGCTGCTGTAGTATCACTGGATAAAATATTACCAACACCTCTAAGGGTATCTACCCATACCCAAGAGTCTGCTGCATCTCTATTTTTAATCTTATGTAAAGCGTTGTTATGATTTTTTACATCATTGTCAGAAACTTCTGTCCATACCGAATCACCTAATGTATCTGTGCCTAAACCTACTGCTCCTGCTGTATGTCCTGTATTACATTCCCAAAGAGTAAAAGCGCTTGCGGTTACACCAGTACCGTCTAGTGTAAAACGTACATCACCAATTGCGTATACTGTACCAGTTACCCAGTTAATATCTTCATTTGGTATGCCTGTATCGGGTGATTGAGAAGTTCCATTACCTGTGTGTAATGTTGAGTTTTGTACATCAGTTAAAACGGTATTGTCTAAACTTAAAACACCAGCTCGTAGACCTGAGATAGCTAGGTTAGATTGTCCTGGTAAACCCCTTGTACTATCTAATAAATTACCAGAAGCATCCAATAAAGCTACATTATTAGCAGAACTTGGAACGGCTTTATCCGCCTTTCCACTATCTTCAGTAACAACAGTTATAGTCCAATCAGACTTAGTACCTGACCCTCCAGTACTGCTGATAGTTATATTTAAAGTATTACCAGAATAAGTATCTGTTGTACCAATCATAAAATTAGCACTATTAGCCGTATCCGTTATTTTTAAGTTAGTACCGTCACCCCATGCTCTATCAGATTCTACAATAGTAAAAGTCTTACTACCTGTAGCAATAGTTTCACTAGTTAAAGAAGTACCCGTCAAATAAGAACCTGTTTGTAGTGCTAATATATCCGCCTGAGCAGTAGCTATATCATTTTCAACACTTGTAACATCTGATGTTAATTGGTTGAAAAAGTTAGTAAACTTAGTCAGATAAGCCTCGCCTGCTGATGGGTTAAATGGAGTATAATCTGCCATATTTAACTTTCCTCTATCATAAAATTAGATTTATTATTGGTTGTATCAGTATGAGTAAACTTAGGTACTCTTTTTAATTTCCCAATAAAAGTATGTTCTTGTTTTATTGCTACTTCTGCATCTGGGTATACAGATACTAGTAGATCTACACGTTTCCCAGTTTTCTTCGTTTGTTGTAATAATAACAATTGTTCACTATCACTTATTACGCTTCGACTAAAATTTAATACTCTAAATGGCGTGGCTTGATTAGCTCTCAGTGTTCCACTTGCTGTTCTAAATTGCTTAGTGTTTTCTTCATAACCAATACTTAAACCTTCATCAACATCTACCGCTAATTCGCTAGTTTGACCATAAAACATTCTACCAATTTCTATATAATTATCTGGATTAGAACTATCGCTAATATCCACTAGTATGGATTTAAATATTACCGAATCAAAAAATAATATAAATATTGGAGCAGTATCTTCTGTGTTCCATGTGTCTCCCCATGAATCCGGTATAGCCCAAATAAATTCACCCCAACCTTTTAATTCATATATATTAGTCACACCTGAATCATATAATAATGTTCCAGTTTGATTTTCACCAGAATATATCCTTAATCTGATAGTTGCTGCTGTTGTAAAATTGAATTGTGTAATACAAAACGCACTACAATATTGAGATTCAGTAAAATTTTCAGTTATATTAAAATCCGCATCTGTTGTTGTTCTAGCTGTTTTAGAACGTGATGGGATAGCTAGGTTAGTCAAAGGTAAATTAGTTTCAAACGTACCTGAACTACCTAATGTTCCTGTATTAGTTAAATTATCGAAAACTATTTTTAGACCCATAAGTGTAACACCGCCATATTTTCAGTTGGTTTTTCAATCATTTTTATAATCACCATATCAACACCAGATTCTAAACCATATCTATTAAAAGTTAATGTTACAGTGTCACCTACATTTAAACTGAAAGGTTCTACAAATGTAGTTACTTCATATACTTTACGTCTGCTATTTCGTATCAAAGCTCTTCTATCACATTCTGTTTGAGCATTCGCTTTAGTAACTATAAAACTATTTATTGATTCCATTTCATGAGCCATTGGAAAACCACTTAAACTATTTGTTTTAGTTACTTTAGAATATTCTTTAGAATATAAATCTCTATTTGTTTCTGAAACACTTCCTGCTAAACCGTCTTTATCCTGTGGAGACCAATTTCTTTCATAATTTAAAGTGATAACATCATTAGGATCTTCCATTCTTAATAAACGAACTTTAAACTCGTGAATACCATCGTATGAAATATCTGCAATAGATGTTCCAGGAGCTTCAAAACGGGATAATTGTAATAATCCTAATCTATCTAATCTCCAAAAAGCACCTACTGATTCAGTCACCTTGTCCATTGCTTGAGCTGCTGTTGTGCTTATACCATCTTTAAAATAAAGACCTTGAGTATCTGTATTTGGAAAAGCTGCTAAGTTAGTATTGTCTATATCTGTAAAACTTATTTTATTACAAATATATTCAACCATTAATTTAGTTGTTGTATTTGCTTCTGTAACGTCATTAGTTATTTTACCAGCCGGAGCAGAAGTTAATGTGAATGTACCATCTCCATTATCTGTATAACCAACACCGCCACCAGTTAAAGCAACACCGTTATCCCTAACAGAACTTATAGTACAAGTTGCCTCATGGGCTTGATACTTACTAATTGTTGAATCAACTAATTGTGGTTCAACATTAAACGGTTCACCTAGGGATATAGGTACTGGATAATCATGGCTAACTAATGTTGTTGGATTAGCAACTATTTTAGAAGTTTGTAATGGAACATTAAATAGTTCTCTTTTATCAAACACTTTAAATCCAATAGAATCATTGTTTGGTGCATAAATACCACCATTAATTCCATCTATTAAAAATCTAAAATCATCATATTCCCAACTAGGGTCTCCAAATTTTACCTTTAGTGAATACCCTTTAAATTTTAAATTTAACCAATCATCTAATTCATCATCGTTAATTAATACCAAATCACCAAACGTTGTACGAGCATTTATAGAAGTACTAATTTGAGGAATAGATTTTAATAAGTCATCAAACGGCATAGAAGCAGGGGTATCTGTTGAAGTACTAATAAATGGATAAGAACCAAAATATTTTGTTCCTGCCGAATGTTCAGCTTCTACCATAACAGCTCTTAGTACTTCTTCGTCTGCTAACCATTCTTTAAATTCAGCATCGGATATAGTCATTATGCAACTCTCCTAGTATCCGCTTGTTCTTCAGTGGAGTCTGCTATACGTTGATTACTTTCTACAATATTTTCTCTTTGACTATTAGCATTAGATAATAATCCACCAATTACATTAGTTTGATTAGCAACTTCTTGAGTCAATATATCTACTTTTTCATGTAATTGTTGATTATCTGCTGCTGTAGTAACAGACTCACCTTGATGTAAGAAAAATAAACCGTTTTGAGGTATAAAATCCGAACCTGTTTGGAGTTGCTCTATACCAGCTAATGAACCTAAAGCAATTTGAACACTTCTAAAAATATCCGTATATAAAGTGGAAGAAGCATGGAAACTTCTGGCTTCTCTTAAATAAGCATCAGCCGTTTGTGGTAAACCAGATAATGCATCTACATTTCCAGATTGAGCCAATAGTAATTGCCTACCATATTGACCTCTAGCTTCTATTAAACGTTGTTCATTAGTTAATGGAGATAAATCGCTCAATGTTAAAGCATTAACATAATCAGCAATAGCTAATCTAGCATTACCTAATTCATTTGAAAAATTATCTAAACCATTAGAGGAATCATTAACTGCATCTGTATTACCATTTAAAGCATTTTGATATATTTCATATTGGTTTAAAGCAGAACTAAACTCATCAATCCATTGTTGTGCTACTTGGGCTTCTGGTGAATCAGCATAATCATATATGCGCCTTTGAATATTTGCAACATTTTGTCTATAACCTGAAACACCTTGTTGAGCAAATTGACCAAATTGTAAATCCCCTTGACCTCTAGCTGCTAACCAAGCATTCGCTTCTGTGATACGAGGAGACCATATTCTTTCTAATTCCCTCATAGCAAATGTTGGGTCTGTGGCTCCAACGTTTATTAACGCTTGATCCCTAAATTGTTGTTGCTGTTGTTTTTGTAGTCTAAGAGTTTCTTCAGCCTCATCATTAGCTGCTCTTTGCGATTCAGTTATTTTATCTATGGCATTACTACCTTCAATCATAACTGGAGCCATATTTAATGCTGCATTTAAGACTTCGTTATACGCTGCATCAGAAGAATCTAAACCTTCAATAAAATCCCGTAAAGAATCAGTATTATCTAATGTTAATGTTCCAAATTCACCATATCTTTCGTTAAATTCAGAAACTGCCCGTAATGATCTATCCCTAGTTAAAGTTGCTTTTTCTTCTTCATCAAAGAAATTATCATAATAAAAATTACTCTTTTGGGCTAATTTGTCTATACCACCAGCTAATTCAACTAATCGAGTAGACGCTTTTGCTCCTACCGTGTTTAATTCAAATAAACTTATATTCGCCCTACCTAATACTGAATTAACTGTTAATAGGGTACTGGATAATTCCATAATGCTTTTTGAATTACCATCCTGAGTAACAATTAAATCATCGTATAAAGATTTAACTTCTTCATTAGCACTAACATAAGCAATTGTTACAGATAAATTTTCAGATATTGAACCTTCTAACTTATCAAATATTTCATTGGCTTCACCACCTATTATATCGAATAATTGAGTATATCTTAAACCAATTAATTCATCTATATTAACCCCATGACGCATACTGTTTTCAATATCTAAATTTAAGTTCTTAGCTATTTCTTCAACTTGTTGATCAGATAAATCTAAAGCTTCAACTAATGCTTGGTCTAAAGCTCCATAAATATCTAATTGTTGTTGTAGTTGTTTGGCTGCTTGTCTAGCTTCTTCTGTAGTAGCTTGACCTTCGTGACCAAAATCCCCAACTTCACCAAATATACGTCCAAATGGTGTTTTAGTACCAAAACCAAAGTCAGTTCTGCTTGACCCAAATGGTTCTAACTCAGATAAAAAGTCTCTATTTGTACCAAAGCCCAGTCTAACATTTGTTGGTTGATTTTGGTCGTCAAATAAACCTAACATATTGGCAGCCATTATTGCCATTCCAATATATGGCATAGCTGACCCTAAACCGCCTAAGAAGCCTGTACCAGCACCTAATGACGCTCCGCTGGCTGTTGGTCCCATTAAACCAGTAGCGAAACTACCTAAACCAGAACCAGCAAACATAGAATTTAATGTTGGAGTAATCATACCACCAATAGTACCAGTACCAAATGCTCCAAACATACCTGCACCGCTTAATAGATCTCCACCTATGGATAGCACATCACCAAATCCAAAACCGGAACTAGAAGCTGAACCACCTGTTCCACTACCGCCTAATATAGATTGGGGTGAAAACATTTGGTTAGCAAAGGTATTTACCCACATTTTTCCAATGGATTTAGCAAAATCTGAAAACTTAACTTTAGCTCCAAATAACATATCCGTAAATGTATCAATAAACTGAGATTGTATATTAGTATTTAATCTATCCCAATCTGATTCCATTTCACGAGTAGTTTCATCTGTAATACCTTCTAGCCTTTTTAATTTTTCTCCATATTTTTCTAAACCTTTAGTATATTCAGAAACAGAAATAATACCATCTTCATACATTTGATTAATGGTATCTAAAGCCCATCTAGTATCTTCTAATTCTGTAGTAAACCCTATAAGTTCATTATGTAAATCATCATAAGCATTTCCACCTATGGAAATAATATTATTGTTGTCTTTTAATTCTTTATTTAATTCTTTTTGTTTATCAATTGCTTCGCCTGTTGTAACATTAAAGTCTCCCAGAGCAGTATCAACTAATCTAAGCGCTTCAGACTGTATACCGTATTCATTTTGCATTTCACGCAATATTTCAATAAACGTTTTACCGATAGTATCAGAGAAATCAAGTTTATCCGTTGCTAATGCTGCAAATACTTCACTGTAAGCAATTATCTCTATTTGAGCTATTTTAAGTGTTCCAGTTACACCATTTATGAAAGAAGATATTGCGGATAAAGATTTTTTAACTATAGCCTCGACATGTAGTATATTACCTATAGTTATCCATAAATCATTAAACGCCTGATCCATATTAGACGTTTGACCAATTATTGTATTCATTTGGTCATCCATAGCAGTACTGAAATCAGTTTCACCAATTCCTAATAAGAACTCTTGAATGTTTTTAGATGATTTTTTAACTGTAGTTTCAACACCTCTAAAAGTGAAGGTAACATTATCACCTTGTTGACGGGATTTAATACCAAAGGCTAATAAACGTTCAAATTCAAAGGTACTAGCATCCGCAACAGCTTCTATCATTTGGTGCATAGAAGTTCCCATTGCTGCTGCTGTATTACCATAAGAACGCATAGCACGTTCTGAAGGGTCTAAACCTAAAGCTTTAAGTTTAACAAATCCATCTATGGATTGTTGAAGTGAAAAAGGTGTTGTTTTTGCGAATTCATTTAAACGATTAAATGAGCTGGTAGCAAGATCCATACTACCAACCATAGTTTTTAATCTAGCAATATACATTTCTGTCGTTTTAGCAACATTAACTATCTTGCTAGTAAAACCTAATAAACCTATTGCAGCAATAGCATTTTTAAGGTTTTTAGCAGAGTCAGCCATTGTAGAGAAACCTTTAGAAATTTTCTCCGTGGCTTTATCTGTTTCTTTTGCTTTTTTATTAAAGTTATTAAGATCCGTAGTAGAATGTTTAACTTCGGTAGTATCTGACTTAACTTTAATGCTTCCTAGATCTGGCATTACTTATTATTTTCCTTAAATTTCTTTAACTGGTTAGATACTTTAGCTCTATGATCCTCTTTAGATGTTACCTCTAATAAAGGTGAAACTCTAGCTGGATCTTTTGCTTCATTAAACTCATTTACATAATCTTTTGATAAACCTCTTATTGTTTCAGCTAACCAATAATCAGTATATCCAGTAGCTTTTTGCCACGCTCTTATTTCTGTCCATGGTATTGGTAAAATACCGCTCATAGTTGCTTGGTATAAACCGCATTGTTTAGCTAATTCCACCAACCAAAGGGCTTCCCTTTCAGGCATATACTCAACTTCTGGTGAATCTTCGTACTTTTCCCTTCTAGGTTTATCTGTTTTATTTGGTGCACAGTCTAACCAAGCATTAACTATAAAATAATCTCTGGCAGAAGCTACGATTCCCCCAAAAAACTAGAATATCCTTCTAATCTTTTTTCTAATTGGTTTTTAATAAACCCTAGATTAGGATCAGCATATACTTTATAAATATTATCTTTTGTTATTTTTTCTTTATTATAAATAACATTTTTAACATGAGAAGTATAAGCTACTAATCGTTCTAAATTTTCTTCCCTAACTTCTTCTAAGGAAGTATTTATTTTTCCAGAATTACGCTTATTTACTGCTTTCAAAGTTTTTCTATGAATCTTATTATCATATTGACGCATAGCTTCAGATTGAGGTAAATGTAAACCTATAATAAATGGTTTATTTTCATCTGTTTCACCTCTATCATCTTCTCCATATAGTAAATCACCATTGGGAGTTTCAAGGTGTACATCGATTGTATCTGGTAATTTATGATCTATTAAATCCATTTTATTTTTCCTTTATTTTTAAAAATTAATACTGGGAGCAGTAGTGCTCCCTACAAATTAAACATCAACAGAAGCACTTGTTCTTTCAATGTTACAATTATGAGAAATGATAGTATTAGCATCTCCGCGAACCGTTGTGAAACTAGAAATAAGTCCTTGGAAATAAACCACTTCATCACCATCGTCTAATTTAACAGAGTGAATAATATCTTTATTCGCACCATCAAAACCTGACTGTAATGCTACCTGTCCAACATCTGTAGCATCTTTAGCAATTTCTAAAGACTGTGTACCATAATCTCTAGAACCTTTACGTTTATGAACAATACCTGATTTTACAGGTACAAAATTCGTAATTTGAGCAGTACCGCCACCTTCCCCAATATTAGTTACTTCACCCACTTCTGTATAAGTTAATGCTTCGTAACCTGCTTGATCTTCTGTTGCTGGTTGACTTGCTGAAATAGATACTGTTGTACCTAAACTAATTCCAACGTTATTAGCTGTCATTTTAATTACCTCGTTATATTGGCATAATAACCAATCGTTATAATAGTCTTATACCAACCATCTTTGTTCGTTCCCGAATCAACTGATGTCTTGGTAACTGTTGCACATTGGCCTGAGTAACAAACCTCTGTCCCTATTTTAAAAGCTTCCGTAACTTCTTCAACTTTTAATTTTGCGTCAATTGCCCCTGTACCAGAAGGCCAATATAAATTGACTTGAAAAATCCCATCTGTTTCATTTGTATGTTTAATACTTAATGGTGTTTCATCGTTCGGTATATTGATCAATTCAAAATATTCTATATCTTCGGTTGGAGTATAGTTTTCATTTTGATGAGCTATCTCCAATCCAAAATTAGCATCTATAAATGCTTGGATAAACGCTTGACCAATCTTAACACTCATTAAGCACTGGTTCCCACAATAATTATATCATAAGTAACACTTGTTCCACCTGCACTATTTGTGATTGTTAATAAATCACCTGTCCCCGCTGTTACCGCCCAACCATCATTTGGAGCGGTAACTAACATAATACCATTTGGAGCAATATCTATTTGATCACTTACATCTGCAAACGGTCCAACAAATCCATTTGCTGCTGCTGGAGTTACTTCTACATTGTTAGTATTACCCGTTGCAGCTTTAATTAATATAGCTTTAACTTTTACAAATGTTAAAGTATTACCTAGACCATCTATTAATGTTCCAGCTAAGTCTATATCTTCTGTAGCACTTGCGGATAATGTTCGTTGGTCTGCAAAAGCTAAATCCGCCTGACCAGAAGAAGTCCCAGACGCCATATTTAAAATATTATCAACATCAACATCAAATTTAGGAGACCCCAAATCATTAGAACCTGTTTGGTTCAATAGTGTGTTTACTGCTATTCTAGTTGTTAAAGCCATTTTGTGATCCTCTAATTATTTAATTTATTAACTTCTTCCCGTAAAGCTCTTTCAGCCCTTACTATACTACTTCTAACCATCCCATCTTCTTCTTCCCTGACTTTAGCATAGGGGAGATTATTAGTTAACCAATTTATAGCAAAAGGTTGAACAGTTTTTAATACTTCATTATAAGAAGCTCCACCTTCTTCCCCTTTTTGTTTTTTACTTGTTCTATCTAAAACACCGCTTGCAGGTTCACCGACTGTTGTTTGCCAATTAGCTCTTAATCTACCAGTATCTACGCTAGTTTTTAAAATAACATCCGTAAATACAGATATAGTTACAGCTCTACAAACTTTTTCAGCCTTAGCATTAGTTTTTTCAACAAACTTATTAATATCATCCGCAAAACTCATTTTCTTATCTGCACTATATAAACTATTGGTATAGTAGACGGTTCAACTATAATAATATTTACCATTTTCCAACCATCAATCGTATCAGACATTAATGGTTCTTCTGTATCGTCCAATACTATCATTTTATCACTTGCTAAAATTCTAGTATCGTCTATTAAATTCTGTGGTATTTTTTGATAAATACCTTTAGGTTTAAAAACTGTAGTAGTTCCGGGAGTTACTTCTCCTGTAACAGGATTTCGAACTTCACCTGTTATTCTACTTAAATTAATTGTTGTACCATACTTATTTAATAACCTTCCAGCCGTGTTAGCTAATTTGTTATAAAAAGTAGTACTCATCGTTTTACTAACCTAATATTTAAACCATTATTTTCTAATAAACTAGACATTAAAGCAGTACTGCTAGAACGTCTAGACAAAGGTGAAGATTCTTTAGTTGCATACTCGATTTCTACAGCACCTTCTATTTTTTCCCGTTTTACTGGTGTGCTATCTGACTGTGCTGGGTTATAAATATCTATACCAGCTTCTAGGTCTAAAGCAATATTCATTTGGGCTAAAATTACTTGTCTAGGTATTTCATCACTAGCCCAGTAAAATCCTTCAATACATAAATCATACCTAGGGTAAGCCATGGATTGATCACGGGATACTTTACATCCTTTTAAGTTAGCTTCATGATCCCCAATAAAATTAGCAGCTTTTCTTAATTGTTCATCTGTAGCATCAACAGCGTCTATGGTTATACCTAACTTTGCGGCATAAGTAATGTAATCTGCTTGAGTAACATAACTATCGGCATTTGCAACTTGAGAACCATCTTCAATAATTAGAGCCATTAAAAAAGTTCCTCCCAATCAAAGAACCATCTAACAGTTACATTGTTACCACCTCTATCTTTAAATATTAAACAGAAATTATCATTTGGAGTAGCAACAGCTCCCAATCTAGCTGCATCAATAGCTCCAGAGTTTCCATAAATTCCTGGACTAGCTCCTTGACCAGCATCATAATATAAATTCCCACAAAGAATTACTCTTCCACTACTTGAATATTCTACACTAGCACCAGTTGGAGCAGTATGGTCATATTCGATAATGGACGAATTGCTGTCTATATCTGCATAAGTTGGTGATCCCGAATAAGTTGCATTAGCAATTAATTGCCAAGCAACTGATCCGCTTCCGCTACTAGGGGGATCAACATAAATAGCATATTGTAATAATTTAGCAATTACTTTGTTAGTCTTACTTTTATAAGAAGTCTTGTTATGGAAAATAATAGCAGTTCCAACATTTGTACCAGACAAAACCATGTTTGCTTGACCTGCACCTGCTCCATCGACCAACTTATTGTTTGGGAAATGAAATGCTCTACCGATAGCTCTTTCTTCACAACCTATAATTCCACCTCCCCATGATCCTGTTTTAACTATCATTCCATCTTCAACATAACTTCTGATAGGAAAAGCTGGATTTTGTACATGGGTAGTTTCTAGTTTACCTTCAGTGTCTATAATATGTACTAATTTATAATCACCTAATTTTATTAATAGTATAGGAGAAGCAACTCCTAAATAACCAAATAAAATTCTAAAAATATTTAATTTAGATAAATCAACTGCTGTACCATCTGGATGAGTAATACCTTCAAAACTAACTGTTTCAGTTGTATCTGAACCATCTGATCTATAACCAAAAGATAACGTCCCATTATCGTATTTTATAAAGAAACCATCTTCATCATCAAATCCACCAATTTGACCTATACCTGAACCACTAAATGAAGCAGTAAAATCAATATAACCTGTGTGTCCGGGAACATAATGGATAGCTTTTCTAGATTCAACAGTGGATGTACCTGTTATTACTGAAGACGTTGTTAGAAGTCCTCCAGATACCGTTGCAGTCCCATCTCCAGTTAATACTGGAGTTCTTAAATCATCAACATCGTTAAGATAATCGTATTGAAACTGGACAGTAATATCATCCCTTTTAACACCTGTTAATAATTCACCAAAAGCACCTATCACCATACTATTACTAGTTTCAGATATGGTTTTAGTTGGTAAACCATCAGTTTCCGTAACCAAACGAGGTTGAGCACCTTCTTGATTAGTTGGAACACTTACTAGTATACCAGATTTATTAGTTGGATTAGTCATTATCTTCTTCAGTATTTTCCCAAGGAGCAGATTTTTCAACCTCTTCAGAAGTATTTATTTCATTGTTTGTGTTTCCAACTTCTTTATTAATAAATAATTCTTGATCTTCTTTAAGATCTTCTTTATTAATTATAATGTAACCTCTAAGACAATCTGATTTTATTTTAACAGTTTCTATTCTAGGCATAATTATTTTTCCTTTGTTAGAGAGGAAGGAGCAAAGGAATTAACTCCTTCCAATTCACTAAAAACATCTATTTTAAATTATTAACTACTTAATAATTAACATTAACCAAGGAGCAACGCTAGATGTTCAGGCTTAGTGACCACTTGACCCCATGCTAATGATACTTCATACTGGATCTGTCTGTATTGTAAGTACATAGCAATTTCAAAGGATAATCCTGAATTAGGATCTGTAACTATCATTCTGTCTTCAGCCATATCGACTTCACGACCGCTTCCATCTTTAGGTAAAGCTGGAATACGAGTTGCTAATGCAATAGCCGAACGAGCGAAACCCATACTTCTAGTTGCTGCTGCAACAACTGTCATAGCAACACCATCCGCAAGTGTCTCTCTTAATCCAGGTTTAGCAATAACAACATCATTATCACCATCACCAGTGAATCCAGTAGCAACAACATATTTATTAGTGTCACCTGCGAAAGTAATTATATCACCTGCTAAGACATCACCTGTCCCAGTATCCACATGAATAGTAGTTGTTCCAACAGTATAAGTTGCTCCTGTATCAGTAACATAACTAGCTGCATCACCAACTGCTGGAGTTTGAATACCTGCTGATTCACGAATAGCAAAACCAGCCGTATCCAATAAGACACCTCTACGAAGCATATCGTCTTGACCAGCAATATCGACTCGTGACTGTTTACCAACAAGATTCGCCCCTGCTGTTGTATCCAATACCATACTATTACCAGTATTTGGAGCACCATTATCTTTTAATATTTTAGCAAGAAAAGAAGCATCTGTGAAATCACCTGCTGTTGCAAAAGGTGTTGTTCCTGCTGTACCATAAGCACGTGAAGCACCAACGTATAAAGCACCAAGATCAGTTTCTACTTCATTGGCTAATGTTCGCATTGCTTGAGCAAATTGATCACGTAAAATAACATTATATTGAGCACCATTATTATCTAGTGCTAGACGTTCTTCACCATTCCAACGAACTGGAACACGACGTGACTTAGAAATCGTCATGGTTGTTGTACCAATTGTTTGATCACCGTCGTCTGGAGGGTTTACTGCTGGAGTGATATCGGAGGCTGTTGCTGCTGGAGCAACTGGAGAAGTTACTGCTTGACCAACGGCAGCACGATCATACGTCATATCGGAAGTAACAGAAGGAATTAAACCTGTTAATTCACGGGATACGACATCTAAAGCATTATAAATACTAACCGTTAAGCCTGTGATAGTATTAGCCATTTTTATTACCTCTTATTAAATTATAAAATGGAGGCAATAAAAAGTCGATGCCTACCAATGAATTAAATATCATTAGAAGGTCACCGACCTATCGGGGTTAAGTTACTCTCTTAACCCTTTTCTAATTTTTACGTTACCCAAATTTTAAAATAAAAAATTAGAAAAGTCAAGTAAAAATTACAATTATTTTACTTATATTAGAGTTTACTAATCTACTACTCCAGCTCCTTTCTTAGACATGTGTAATGCCTGTTGAGTTGGGTTCATTTTATCAAATTCAGAACGTTTAATAACATTGTCGCCAGATACTCCTCCACCACTTTCGGAAGTACCTCCACCACCTGAAGCAGAACTGCCTCGCATTACTTTTTCAAATTTTTTATTTTCAGAAAATTCTTTAGCTAAATCATCTATAGTTAATGCAGATACTTTACCATCTTCACTATATACCTTAGTTAGTGCTTGACCATCTTTAATTTCACCGTATAATCTTCTTTCAATATGGGGTTGAATAATTTCAGCACATCCTTCCATGGCAATTTTAGAAGCTATTGATTCTGCTGTGGCTGTAACAGTTAAATTTTTAATAATATTTTTTAAACTACTAATTTCTTCACCTGAAGAAGTTTCTAACTCATTATACTTAGTAGTCCAAGAATTTGTTAATGCTTCAATATCCCCAGAGGCTCTAGCTGCTTCATCAGCTTTTTCTTGTGCTTCTTTTTCTTGTTTCTTACGATGCTTTTCAGCTTCATTATGTTTATCTTCCCATTTCTGGTTAGATGCTTGTAAATTTTCATTTTGAGTTTTTAATGTATCCATACTAGTTTGCATTTTATCTATGGTATCTTGTAACTCTTTAATGTCCGGAGTACCTTCGTTATCCCCATCCCCTCCAACACTTCTATGAAGATGTGGGTTTTGACGATTATAATCTAACCAATCTTTTGAATATGGGTCTTGTGGTCTTGCAATTGCTATAAATTTTTTATTCATTTTATTTTCCTTTTAGTTTAATTAAAGTTTATTACTCACTAGATATTCCAGCTCTTTCAAAAGCTAATGGTTCCATTTCTTCCATTTGTTCTAATGGGGTTATTTTCTTACCATTGCGGGTTATTGTTGTTAAAGGTCTAAAGTTACGACCTAATTGTAATTCAGCAAATCGTTGTGAACTTAATTTACCATCTCGAAGTAATTTACCTCTGGTTTTACCTAATTCACTGTCCTGAAAAGAAGAAGATTGTCCTTTTAACCAATCATAATATGAGGTTTTAGCAGGTATTTCTTCAACTTTACCTGTTTCAGGATTTCTGGCTTTACGTGTTGCTCCTTTTCTTAAAAAAGCAAATTGTTCACTTAATAATGCTGCTGTAGTGGAACGACAACCAATATGAATAGGTGGTCTAGGACCTTTATTTAAAGGAAATTCTTGCTGGTCTAAAGATCGACATATAGTAGAAGTTCTACTATCTAAGGTGCTAACCCAAGTAACTCCTTTTATTATATCATTATTCCTATTCCATGTTTCTTGTCTTGCTTGACTAGAAACATGTTGAACGGCTGTTCTAACCATATTAGACATGTTTCTATTTGTTTTAACCAATTGACCATCCGTAAATTTATTTTTCTTAGTACCTATAATATTATTTACTATCTGAGGTGTGGTCAATCCTTCATACACACCTTGTCTTATTAAATTAGTTATTTTAGCTACTTCATTTTTAGATATATCCTTAATAAAAGGGTCTAATAATTTACCAGCATAACCTTCTGCACTCATGGGGTTGGTTAATACTGCACTAGTTAACTGAGTTTCGGAAGGTGTGACAAAATCATATTTAACAACTTGTTGTAATGACTTAACTTCAAATTTAGCTTGTTGTTTAGCTAACGTAAAACTAGATGGGTAAAAATCTTCATCTAAGTATGTTCCCTGAAGAATCATTAAATCTTTAGCAATAACTTTAAGTAATTTATTTAAACGACCTCTAGAAAAACTAGTAAGTTCTTTACCTTCTAATTTTTTACGAATCAATTTAGCCATTTCAACAAGAAATGGTTCATATTCTTTAACAATACCACCTTTATATCTTTCTATAAAGACTTGAGACCGTGTTGCTATTTCAATTAATTGACTAGGTGTTTTAGCCATTTTTAATTTCTACATCTGGTAATGATAATACTATAACAACTTCATTTATTGAATCAGGGGTTAAATTACCATAGTTTATATGTTTACAATTATTAATAATTACTCCATTTAATTTTACTTGTTTAGAAGAATTATTTACTTCTAATAAATCTTGTTTATTTTTAATATCACTTTGTTCTTTCAAAGCATCATCCCAAGGGTATTCAAACTCTTTCTTTATATTATTAGCGATATACACTACTTCATCTACACTACTTTGTTCCATACAATATCTTATTACATCTGATATAGAATGTTCTGGAGTTATAACATCAACTTCAACCCCTAATATTTCTTCTGGGATTTTAGCTCCAGTAGTTGCAAGCATTTTTATTAAATCTTTTTTAATTTCAGCCATTTTATATTCCGTTTATTTTAAACTTTCTAATTTTACCACCTGTACAAGTATCTCTTTTTGCAGCCATTTTTATAGCTTTCTTTGCAGAACAACCTAAATCCATAGCCGTTAAAGCGTGATCAGTACCGGAACCTATAGCGATACAGTTATCTAATCGTTCTGGGTCACAATAATAATTACCATTTTTACCAAATCCTATAATAAACAAATCGTTTTTATCGTAGACAATAGCTGATGAATTGCTATTTATTTTATGTTTTGCTCCAAAATAACATTCTATAAGTTTAGTTATATCTGCAACACATCCTGAGAAGAAAAAATGAACATTATCTTTTTCAATATGTTTATCAAAATTATTATCTACTATTGTAATATCGCTAACAGCTAAAGAATCATAAGCGATTACACCATCTTTATAAGTAATGGTTGTCATTACTCTTCCCCATTAGTGTTTTCTAAATTCGGCATATCTTCTCTAAATAACTCATCTAAATAATCTTCATCTGATTTGTCCTTATCAA